CTTTTGGTACGTGCTGCACATCAACTACGACCTTGAGCAGTTCTACTGCACGGCTACCCAAGCACGGGCTAACTGTGCGCCTGGTTCGCTTGAGGACGTAGGACGGTTTGCAAGCGCTGACATGCGTAAAGACTATCGTGGCTCGCAACTGATCAGGCGCCTATGTTTGCCGCAAGCCGACGGCAATTTTTACCGCGACGAGGCATTATTTGCCGAGTTAGTGTCTTACTGTGAGCAAGACGTCCGCGCCATGCGTGCCATTTCCACGGCTATGCGTGATTTGTCGGCTGAGGAGCTTGCTGACTACCATGTGAATGAGCGCATCAACGATCGTGGCGTGCTGGTCGATGTGGCGCTGTGCAAGGCAGCGGTGCAGTATGCAAGCGATGAACTCATCGAAATCGAGCAGATCGTTGCCGACGTGACGCAGGGCGCTATTGCGAGCGTGCGCAGTCCTAAGATGAAGCAGTGGGTCATGGACCGCGTAGGACCGCAGGCGTTGGCGCTCATGGCGTCGCATAAGGACGGCGAGAAGAAGTATTCGATCGATAAGACCGTGCGGGCTAACTTGCTTGCGATGGATGATCCTGAGCAAGTGCCGCCTGATGTGGCCGAAGTCATCCAATGCGCTGACGACCTATGGGCGTCGAGTGTGGCGAAGTTTAGCCGCTTGGCTGCGCTTGCTGACGATGAGGATCATCGGGTGCGTGGTGCGTTTGTGTTTGCCGGTGGGTCGGCCACGGGCCGAGCGTCATCCTATGGCGCGCAGGTGCATAACTTTACGCGTAAGTGCGCTGACGATCCTGAAGCTGTCCGTACTGCGATGGTGCGCGGCCATAAGATCGTGCCGACCTACGGGCGACGCGTCACGGACGTGCTTAAGGGGATGCTGCGCCCTGCGCTGACGCCTGCACCTGAGCATGTGCTGATCGTCGCTGATTGGGCGGCGATCGAGGCGCGGATGAACCCGTGGTTGTCAGCGCACGCTACCTCGGAAGCTAAGTTAGATTTGTTTCGCACAGGCGCAGACATTTACAAACACAACGCCAGCCGGACGTTTAACGTGCCGGTGGATGCGATCGATAAAGAACAGCGGCAGATCGGCAAGGTCCAAGAGTTGGCGTGCGGCTATGGTGGCGGCGTGGGGGCGTTTGCATCGATGGGGCGCATCTATGGCGTCAACCTACCGGAGGCTGACAGCAGGCGCATGGTGGAGGCGTGGCGGCGCGCTAACCCGTGGGCTGTGCATTACTGGCAGGCGCTTGAGACGTCGTACATGCGCGCGATGAGGAACCCAAAGTCTGAGTTTAAGGCTGGCCGTGTGACGTACTATTTTGACTCTCAGCACCTCTGGTACGCGCTGCCCTCAGGACGCATCCTTTGCTATCCCTACGCGCGCATCGACGCTGATGGTGTTTCTTATGCCAAGGCGTCATGGAAGCCTGCGCAGGACGCCAAGGAGTGGCCTCGTGCGCGTCTGTGGAAGGGTCTGGCGGCAGAGAACATTTGCCAGGCTGCGGCTAACGACATCTTGCGTGCGTCGCTGCGCCAACTGACTGATGTGGTGCTGCACGTCCATGATGAGATTGTGCTTGAGGTGCCAGCGTCGCGGGCTGAAGAAGCTGCGCAGGCGTTGCACCATGTGATGTGTACACCACCGGCATGGGCGCAGGGGTTGCCCTTGGATGCTGAAGTTTCAACGATGGAGCGTTACGGAAAATGAAAACCTTTATTGACTTTTTAATGTCGCTTGCGCCTGAGGGCGAGACAGCGCTACTGGTGCGGCAAAAGCCGCAATTAAAAGACGGTCAGTTGCAATTCCACGCTGATGGCGCGATTAAGTGCACATGGCCTGCTTATCTGCCCAAAGACGCCAAGATCAAGGCCGATCAAGCGTGGTACGGCAACACGGCGTCGTTTATTGTCGATCGCTTTGGTGAGCACGTCTCAGCGTCGGCGGCTAACTGTGAGTATTGCTTGGTCATGGTGCTTGATGACGTCGGCACCAAGAGCAAGACACCACCGCTTGCGCCGACCTGGGTCATGGAAACCTCGCCTGGTTCGTTTCAGTGGGGCTACGCCTTTGCCGAACAGCCGACCAAGGGTGAGTTCGCTGCGGCCATGCGCGCGATCGCTGATGCGGGCTACACGGACCCTGGGGCGCTTAACGCGGTGCGCAATTTTCGCTTGCCTGGCTCGGTCAATCTCAAGCCTGGCCGCAACAGTTTTGCCTCGCGCTTAGTCGAGTTTCATCCTGAGCGTGACTTTTCGCTCGCTCAGATATGCGAGGCGCTGGGTGTAACGCCTGCTGAGGCCGACAGCAGCGGTCCGCAGCCGATCAAGATCGTTGACACGGGTAACGATGACGTGTTCGCGTGGCTTGCGACGCAGGGTATGGTTGTGTCTAAACCTAACGGCGAGGGCTGGGCGGGCGTCATCTGCCCGAACCATGCCCAACACACTGACGGCAATCCTGAGGGGCGCTATAAGCCCTCCATGCGCGCGTACTGCTGCCTACACTCGCACTGCGTCGATCTTGACACTAAAGCGTTCTTGGCGTGGGTCGCTGAGAATGGTGGCCCTGCTCACGCGCTGGGGCTGCGCGATGATTTGCTCGCAAGCACCATGCAGACAACGCTTGACAAGCTAGAGCCTAGTAATTTTTTTAGTGACGACGCTAAGAAAGTGATCGAAGAAGTCGAGCGTAAGGAGCTTGGACGTGTTGAGATGAAGGGCTGGTTCCAACGCTTTGCTTACATTCAAAGTGACGATTCGTTCTTCGATATGCAAGACAGGCGCGAGGTGCCGCGCTGGGTCTTTAACGCGCTGTACCGCCATGTGAATTGCACATCCATTAACAGCAAACGCAAGATCGAAGCGGCGACGTGTTTCGATGAACAGCGCCAGGCCATGGGCGCACGCACCTTGGTCGGTGTGACCTACGCTGCGGGCGAGTCAACGCTCGTGTCGCGTGACGGTGATGTGTTCGGCAACCGTTGGCGCGATGCGCGACCCGTCGTTGATAAGACCCTTGTGCGCGATATATCGCCATGGCTTGAGCACTGCGAGCGCCTTGTGCCTGAGCCTAGCGAGCGTGAGCACCTGTTTAACATCATGGCTTATAAGTTGCAGCATCCCGAAGTCAAAATCAATCACGCGGTGCTGCATGGTGGCGACCAAGGGTCGGGCAAAGATACCATGTGGGCGCCGTTTCTATGGGCCGTGTGCGGTCCAGGCTTGAAGAACAGGGGATTGCTTGATAACGATACGCTGAACCTCCAATGGGGTTATCAGCTTGAGTGCGAGGTTCTCGTGATCAACGAATTGAAGGAACCTGAAGCGGCAGCGCGTCGTGCGCTGGCAAACCGCCTTAAACCGATCATCGCTGCGCCTCCAGAGATGTTACCGATTAACCGCAAGGGCTTGCACCCTTATGACATGCTCAATAGGATGTTCGTGTTGTCGTTTACCAATGACCCGCTCCCCATATCGCTTGACTCGCAGGATCGGCGCTGGTTTTGTATATGGTCGCGTGCGCCTAGGATGGTCGATCGCCAGGCGCAACTGCTGTGGGATTGGTACAAGGCCGAAGGTTTCGTTTCCATAGCGGCATGGCTCTATCAGCGCGACGTAAGCGCGTTTAACCCTGCTGCAACGCCTAACTGGACTGAGTTTAAATTTAATCTTGTTGAACACTCCATGACCACGTCCGAGTCATTCTTAGTCGAGCTTATGCGTAACCGGCAAGGCGAATTCTCGCGCGGTGTCGTCGGCTCGCCCTTCCATCTGTTGATTGATCGCCTATCAGGTGGCTTGCCTGCTGGCGTGAAAATTCATCAGGCAGCGCTGCTGCACGCGCTTAAAGAAGCTGGTTGGGTCGATGTGGGCCGGTTAGCGTCGGCAGAGTATTCGACCAAGAAACATATCTTTGCAGTACCTGAGCTTGCGTCCAAGCTGTCGAAATCCGAGTTGCGTCGCATGGTCGAGGAGACAGCGCCGACTAAGATGGCCCTAGTCAAGTAGCCCTATAGCGCAGGACAAAAAAAAAGCCCGTCGATTGACGGGCTAACTAGCGTGGGGCGCTAGGACAGGAGGGAGAAGTTCCAACGTCACAAGTCTAGCATCTCACTAATGAGCCATGCAATAAGCGCACCTAAAATAAGTATTAGCATAGCGGCATGGTCCAGGTTCTAAAGGCTTGCTGCTTCGCCATGGTATCGGGGCACTCTTTCGAGGGCGGTATCCAACCATGCCGACGCCACACTTGTTCCACTGGTATGCACCAGTCTCTAGGGTCAATCTGGCAATCCATCAACGTGAGCCATAGTGGGGGCTTGTTTTCGTCTTCCATGGGGTTAGTCCTATAGGTTAAAAAACACGGCAGCGCCGAGCGCGACGCCGAATACAAGCGCAACGGTCCAGTCTAATAAAAAGTCGAGCATGTTAGTCCTTTCAATAAGTTGCTTCGCCGTACTGTTCAACGGTTTTCTTGTCGCGTATCAGTTTGATGTCGCGTCGTTTGAACGTATGCAGCGCAGGAAACGGCCAACCATTGCGCGAGGGGATTCTCACAATGTATTGGCCGTCCTCGATGCGATCAATAACGCCGACGCCCTTCGGCGTCGTCACGCGTGTGTCTGGTTTCATACAAATTAAAGTGTCCAAGTTTGAACAGATAGAACATGCGCCGAGGGAAGCTCGCCAGTAACACTTTTTACTGAAAGCGCCCAACGATTAGCCAATTCTTGCGCTTGCGTTTTTGCATCTTCAAATGAAACAGCGCGGAATTGCTGAAAAGCTTGCTTGCCACCTACAACAAGTTTTGCTTCGTAATATTTGTAGTTTGCTTTGCTCATGATTGATTGCCCTTTAGTTGATTGGATTAGCCGACGCAATGCGCGCCCCTATGCGCCCGCTCTCACGGGCGCATAAAGTCGAACATTAGGCCGCTTTAGTTACTGGCGCGCTTAGTTGCTCGCGCGCCCATGATGGTATGGTTTTACCTTCGTCGGCGTCGTAGATCGGGCGCAGCGGCATGACTAGACCGATAAAGTTTTGCGTCGCGTCGATCTTAACAAGCGCAGTTGATGGACCGTTGTAGGCAACGTTAATGAGCCCGTTTTTGCTGCCGAGCAACTTTGACGCCTTTGAAAACTTTTCGAGTAAGTAAGGCTGAAACTGCGCAGGCTCGCCTGATAACGTCAACGGCATGATGCGCTGAACATCGGGAAACTTTCCGTCGATTGCTTTGAAGCTAACCGCCGCGCCCGTTATCGCGCCAATTGTGCCGGTGATACCGTCGGCCGTATCAATAACGACGGTATCGACGTTTTTTGACGCCGACTTGATCAGCTTGATTACGTCATTCGGAATGATCATTTCGACAAAATCGACGTTTTCGTTTTGTTGCTCGCTTTGATGGATACCAAGCGCGTGCCCGTCGGTGGCGGTTAGGCGCGTCGCGGTTGCCGTAGCAGTCACGCGCACGCCCATTAAGTAAAAGCGTAAATCCTTATCTGCTGAAAGCAAGTTGACGGCTTTAAGGGCTGATAGTGTGGTGTAGATTTTCATTGGCAATCCCCTGGTTGATTGATGAGCCTTCAGTGTAAGACATTGTTTTGCAGATTGTCAAGTATGGGCAATATTGGTAGTGGTTTTGAAAGGGGTTAGGTAATGAAAAGAGGGTAAATTGCCAATGATTGGGGCTTGTAAGCGCCTGATTCGACGAGGCTTTTTCGGCTATTGGCAAAATTGTCATGTTTTTCTCAAAAAAAAGTCGCAGATTATTTCTGTTACCTAGCTGCGACTTAAAACGGCTGACAATTTTGCCAATATTGCCAAGGCCCTAGCCCCGATCACGGACGCCACAACACCGCGCCCGCACTCTCTTTGCCGGTTTTCTCTCCAATCATTGGCACTTTTGGCTATGCAAAACAAATAGCCAATATTGCCAATGATCTAAGGGCCATTGGCATTTTTGGCAATCAAAAACAAATAGCCAATATTGCCAATGGTCCGACCGCCCGACCGCCCGACCGCCCGACCGCCCGACCGCCCGACCGCCCGACCGCCCGACCGCCCGACCGCCCGACCGCCCGACCGCCCGACCGCCCGCCCGACCGCCCGACCGCCCGACCGCCCGACCGCGCCGCCAGGCATGGATCGTTATGCCGATCAGATCAGTCAATCGTTCTGTTTGCTAGATCGTTTCTGCTTTTGGCTTTTTGCTGGCGAAGCCCCCCCCAGGGCCGACGGCCTGGCCGGTCGGAGCCGGTGGGTCCACAAGAAATTTTTTTATTTTTAGCAGCCCAACAGCCCACTAAGCTAAGAAATTTTTTTTATTAGCAAGCCTGTATACAAAAGTATTAGAATGTCTTACGCTAGGTCATCTTGGTAAAATTGTCACATGTTTAAAAGTCTCCCTCTTACAACGCGTGAAATCAAAGCGACAGAAGCGGTACTGGAGCGCATATACGACGCCGCGTATCTAGGTTTAAAAGAGGATTCGTTGGCGTTAGCAGCAGGGTTGTTACCTGTAGAGTACCGGCTCTTGAAACAGCATGACAAAATGGCCGAAATTGCCGAACTCAAGGGACGCGCTGATAGTGAGCGTGAGCACAGCCAGCACATGTTAAACGCTGCGCGTAATGGGGACGCTAAGGCGGCGCTAGAGATACTGAAGCACACGCATGGTTGGGTCGCCAAGCAAGCCGTTAGTATTGAGGTGGACCAGCGCATCAGCGTGATTGACGCGTTAAGAGCAGCAGAGACGAGAGTCGATGAAGGTAAAGTGATTGACGTAACGCCACCAAGTGAAAAGCTAACCCATGCAAAAGCCGATATACAGTCCGGAAGACGAGCAACTGCTGATGACGCGGTTGTGGTCCCCCGCGATTAAAGACGACCCCGAAGCGTTTGTACTGTTTGCTTTCCCGTGGGGACAAGAGAACACGCCGCTAGTTAAGTACAGCGGACCGCGCATGTGGCAGCGTCAGGTGCTGCGCGACATCAAGGCGCACATACAAAAGAACAAAGGTCAGGTCGATATGGACACGCTGCGAGAGGCAGTCAGTTCAGGTCGAGGGATCGGTAAGTCGGCGCTGGTGAGTTGGTTAATTATGTGGATGCTATCGACAAGGATAGGATCAAGCGTGATCGTGAGCGCTAACAGTGAGGCGCAGCTACGGTCGGTGACCTGGGGCGAGCTGACTAAGTGGTCAACGATGATCATCAACGCGCACTGGTGGGAGATCAGCGCGACCAAGCTGCAACCGGCTAAGTGGCTGTGCGACATTGTGGAGCGTGACCTGAGGAAGGGTACGCGGTACTGGGCGGCAGAGGGTAAGCTGTGGTCAGAGGAGAACCCTGACAGTTACGCGGGGGTGCACAACCACGATGGGATGATGTTGATCTTCGATGAGGCAAGCGGGATACCAGACCCGATATGGTCGGTGGGGGCGGGGTTTTTTACAGAGAACATATTAGATAGGTACTGGCTGGCGTTCAGTAACCCACGGCGCAACAGCGGGTACTTCTTTGAGTGCTTCCACGCCAAGCGTGACTTTTGGCGCACACGCCAGGTCGATGCAAGGACGGTAGAGGATACGGACAAGCAGGTCTATAAGCAAATTATTGATGAGTATGGTGAGGATTCAAGCCAAGCACGGGTGGAGGTGTACGGTGAGTTTCCATCCAGTGGCGACGATCA